AGTCAGTCGCCATAATTAATGATTGTTGAAGTTCATATCACCAGTAATTAACCATATAATCGTCGAATACCCAACAACCTATTTGCCGGGTATTCAGCTATGGTAACTGCGTTATTCTGGTTTCCACCTAAGATCTTTATCTTCCCATCGCTGTGGCCTGCGTACAACCCCACATGACCGCTGGCTCCCTCAGGAGTTCCCCTCCATAAGATCACAACATCGAATCCGGGGGCTGCCTGCGTCAAAGAAACGGGTTTTCCCACATTTAGCCAGCTTCTGGCCATAAGATTCTTGGATCTTGGGAGGCGTAAGTGCCATGCAATCCAGTTCATAAACCCGGAACACCACGGAACTTCGTCATGCTCGGGCCAGTCGTTGTCTAGCTGGAGCATAGCTAATAGGAGGGGATTATCCTCCGTACCGGGAACTTCCTTAGTTCCCACGTAGCGCATAGCTAAATCGTAGGCCGTTATGGCCATTCCCGACTCTTTTGGTGGGGAAGGGGTCTTTTTACGGAAGAATTTTTTCCAGAACATCCTTATCTAAAATAAGTCCGGGATTCCGGTGTGCTTCTTTCAGCCGTGCCGTTAATCCCCGCCTTCTATGTCCGGAAAATACTTCCCTCTATGGGGTCTATTATCCAACACACCGGGTTTGAGGTTCGTGCCTTTAACCTTCTTTTTAGCCTTCCGGGGCTTATTGGGATCCCTAAGGCCCATAAGTTTGAGCTGCTCTTCGTTAGAGAGGGGTTTTTTCCTCCTCTTGCCCTCCTCATCGTAAAGCATCGGATCTAGTTTGGGCTTGGTGAACATCTGTTCCTCCGCCCCGGGAGTATAAGAGCGTCCCTTAGCAGCCTTCTTCAAGACGCTGTTTCTCATTAAATTGTTTTTCTTGGGGGGTCTACCCCTCTGACTTCCGTATGTTCCGGGTCCTTGTGGCATTATTTATCTCCTGTTCCGATAACTATAGCACGTCTATAGCTATAATCCGAATGCCACTTGTGATTTTTCCTGCCCACAAGTCGGCCTTCTACGAATTGATACTCCTGCCCCTCAATCAAGGTGACAGTAGGGGGATCATAAAGTGCGCTCTTGTTTAAGTCGCTTCGCAAGTCGTTCGATGCGCAGCTTTGAAACAGGAGAAGCATCAGCGGCAAGCTCATCCACCTCATCCTCCATTTTATAGATATAGGTTCTCTGTCGCCACTTTGCATAAGCTATGTAGGCCTCAAGGGCCGCTTTTATGAGCTTAAAAAAGGTCACTTGCCGCGCTTATTAAGAACTGACCAAACCAGTCCAATAAGAGTGACAACTGCTCCGACGCCCGTTTGTACTTCCTCACCGGAGGCTAGACCCCTCTCGGCCACAAAGCCGCCCATAAATGTCAGGATATGACGTACCACTCCCAGTATTGCTTCTTTACTCATTTTTTCTTTTTGATTAGATGATAAAGGCTCACTAGAGCCACTGCTATCCCTAACAATCCACCAAGGATTTGAATTGTCCATTCTAATTGCTGTTGGTAGGGACTAATAACAGCTAAAGCAGACCCCAGCAAGCCCGTAGCTCCTTTAGACAAAATTTCACTTGTAGACATGCTCAAAATATCCCCAACGGGCATCAGTGACTATACCATAAAAGAAACATACCCGCGACCCCTAAAGGCCGCGGGTATGTCGTGAATACCACAATGAAGTGATTATTAGCCAGCTGACGTAATGGCTTCACCAGCACAGTCGAGTAGCTCGACTGGGTCGCAACGCTTGTGCATAATTACAAACCCGTACTGGGGCTTGACTGGTTTAGCGGCGTTTGCCAACACTCCTCGGAAGAATCCCCAAGAACCGTCAGGGTTCTCGACGCGATCCCTAATATTAAGGAAATCGAACTTACCACGATAAGTCAGTGGGTTGAACTTCACCCCAGACCCGGCAGAGCCGATTGGTGTTGGGATGAGGGATTCAAGAACATCTGTATGGAAGATGTAAGACTGCTCGTAGTCGGCATTTTCGTAATCGGAGTTGACGACGTAGCGTGTGCTATCGCCAACCTCTCCGGTCCATGATTCCTCGTCTGTATAAGGAGTTTGCTCGTCCCACCCCGCAGGAACAGCATCATAGCGGAACCTCTTTGGGAACGGGTCGATAACGTGGTAAAATCCGCGGTAAGAACGCTCAACGCCTAGAGGCTTAAGGAGTTCGTTAACCTGCGGGCTGTACCTATAGTCGTCTCTAGTGCCAGTCTCCCGGATAATCTGGTCAGAAGTTTCAGCACTTGTGATAAGAGTAAATAGAGGGCGACCATTCTCACGTCCCATGGCATTTGTGCCACCACCGTCTCGGATCAATCTCATATAACACTGATCAAGAATACCTTGAGTCAGGCGGGATATGTTATCCTCAACGAGAGGATTTGTTGTTGGACCGTCGTCAACGGGCATTGTAGTGCCCTCACGAAGAGTAGTTCCACCATCCTCAGTCGATGTAGCTACAATATGATGAGTTGCCAAGGACTCATACTGGTCCCGGTAACGATTTTTCCAGAGCCAAGATACGTTTTCTACGAGGTTGTCGTAGATAGCTCTAAGCTGCTCACGGAACTTGTATCCCATGCGGACGTCATGTACGCAGATGGGAGCAGACTCGACCGCGGTGTGCGCCAAGCCATATGTCCGTGTGGTTTGTGCTGGAGTAACTGTAGTTGCGTCAGGAATACAAAACTTGGTGCTATCTGCGTGGTTAGAGATAGGACTCCATGTTTGAGTTCCCGTGGGGAGCGAACGCTCGTATGTAAGAACACTAAGAGTGTCTCCCATCTCGTTGGGCCATGCTGCTTGTTTAACGAGCTTGAGCCACGGTGAAGTGTCGATTGTACGTCTATAAATATCTCCAGAAATCCTGCCAGTTTCTTCGACCAGCATTGTGGAGATTGCCTTTCCCGCAGGATCTACGGCTGCTTGTGTTGCCATTGTTCTAAAATGCCCTCCTCAGGGCGGTTAATTATAAAAGTGAACGCACCGATCCGTGAGGATCGCTGTATCCTATTAACTCTCCCTGAGCCGAGGAGATGACGGGAAAGCCGCCTAGCTCAAAATATGTTTACAGAAATTGCGGAATCTGTAGTTCCACCAGAAGTATACCCCACAATATTTGGGGGAGCAAAATAAAAATTGTCTGCGCTCTAAACGCCCAGCCTTTTTGTGATACTCTCCATGAAGTCGAGTCCATCAGAATCTGATGTGTCAGCTGGGGCTACCTGAACCCCTCCGCCCAATTCGGCGGCTTTGGGGGTCGCTTTTTGGTAGCTGGATAACTGTTTCTCCAGTTCCGCAATTTTGGCTTCCTTTGTCCTAAGAGCTTTAACCATTGGGGGTAACATGGTACCTGCGGACAAAGCATAAGCTTGATGGTCCACACCTAACTCCAGAAAATCGTCGGAAAGTGCTTTTGTGCGTAAGTCTCCCATGTCTTCGCTAAAGTCTGGTAAAACCGATTCTAGCTTGTCGAAAACTTTATTTATAGAGGACCTAGTCTCTACGGCATGTTGTTTTAGAGCTTCCTGCTCCCAAACACTCTCCTGTTGTTCTATTTCGGCTGCAGCTTCGGCTGCATGGTGCTTCAACTGGGCGTCTTTAGTGAAAATGACCGCCGCGTCGTCCACCATTCGGTAAAGCATCATCTTGTCCCGATCCCCCATTTCCGCTGTCAGATCTTCTAAGATGCGGTTTTGTCGGTCAATATTTTGGGTTTCTGCCAAAACATCGAAAACGGAATTAACATCCAACTCGTTGCGAGTTGCCAAGGCCTCTGCACTATCCATTATAGACTGTAGAGGCTCAGTAACTACCTGCTTATACTCCGCGGACTGCTCAACCCGGGACACTGATAGTTGTTTTTCGTACTCTTGTATCTGATTTCTGGCGTCTGATAACTGTTCCTCAAGCTCGCTGGCGGCTACTTGTGCTGTGGTAGAGTCTAAATTAGCCTCCAGTTCGGCTGCTTTAGCGCGGGCTTCCGCCAATTCTGACCGCAGTTCTCCCCACTTTGCTACAGCCTTATCATCCAAAGTCCCTTCCAAAGCAGCTGCTTCAGGAAAATCAGCAGCTAAATCTGAATCTTTTGCTGTGGGTTCCTCCCCAGTAACCTCCGAAGTCTCTGGTTCTGGTGTCGCCGAAACCGACTCCTCACCCTCCGACACCTCGACGGGCGCGGAAGCTTCCTCTAGTTGATTACCTATTGTTTCAAGAAACCCTATAGAGTCATCTGAATCCCCTCCAAGTTCTGTCTCTTGGTCTAGAAAGCCCGCGGCTTCCTCCATAACAGGGGTGGTTTCTGGGGCTGCTTCTTCAGCCACGGCTTCAACTTCGGCTACTGCTTCTTCACTCATCTAATTCAATCGGTTCTATGTAATCCCACTCGGGTAACTGTTCCTGTACTTTTTTGTAGTGTACTGTGGGAATCTTTCTGACTAATCTGAGGGCAGCATGAAATCCCGCCTGAAAAGACTGCCTCTTGGCCGTCTGCTCTACGGACTCCTCCATAACCACTACGGGGACCGCGTGGGACTCTAAAACCCTCATACCCCTCTCAAACTCAGGAGTCATTATAAAATCTTGCCACACGGATCGAGAACCCTCGTCCCCTTTCCATCGCTCAAGGATATCTTCCATTATAGTAATTTTGTAAGGTCCGTAGCCGCCTTGGCGTCAGCCAACTGGCGATCCTGCTCGGACTTTTGCAGTTTTATCATCATATCCATCTGATGTTTCTCCTGCATCATCTGCAATTTTAGCCGATGTTCAATCAATTTTTCCTGTTGTTCCGAAGTAACTTGAGGTTGGCCTTCTTGTTGGGCTTCCGCGGCCGCGGCCTCCTCCCCTTCCACCATGGCGGCTGCTTCTGCTTCCTGCGCCTCACGTTGAAGCTTGGCTAACCGTCGTTGGCCGTTGACTATAAGCTCAGAAAGTTGCTGTAGTCGCTGGTTATATTGAGATACTTTTTCGGCTATGGTCGGGTCTTGCTGGATATTCTCTAAGTGGGCTACAGAATGCTGGAATACATTCATAGACTTCATAGCTGCCTCTTCGATTGCCATCTGACCCTGTTCCACCGCACCGAACATTTGTTCTATAATAGGTAAGTGCACGTCTAAATGGACGGTGTGCAACTCGTTTGGGAATACTTCTATTTCACGTCCCTCTAAAAGATGTTCCGTCTCAAGTTGGGCTACTTTAGCGTCAACTGGTATCCGTTGGTCGGGTCGGGCTGGTATATATCTATCGGCGGCATCATGTCCAACAAGTGACGCTACTTGATCCCTAAACAGATTGTGTCTCCCCTCCGTGTCGAACGTCCCAGCAAGTTCATTCAACTGCTGTAGACTTACAGAGCGTTTAGCTTGGGAGCCACTTCCAACGGCCCTTACTGACCGGGTTTTACGGAGATCCATAGCCATAAGAGCTTCTGGGGGAACACCTCGCATAAGGCATCTTCCCCGGAAATCCATTACAGCATCTCCGCCACCCTCGGTGGCACCGTAGTCGGGACGGAAAAATCGACGGGCCACCTCCATGTGAAACCTGTCCCACGGATTATAGAACAGGTTAAGCGCGGTAACGTTCAACTTCGCCGCTTCTTCGAGGTGGGCGGCTACTTCGAACCGTGTCCTGCGGTCTCCCTTGCCAAAGACCCCCGCCGTTGAATACTGTCCCGCACGCTCTTGTACCTGTTGAGACAGGTCGTTGAGTACGGGCATCATGGTTTGTGAGGTGTTGGGGGACGCCCTGTCCACAAACTTCATGTTTGGGGGCAGGATGGCGAATGGCCCAAAATAATTAAAGGAGAAGTTCTCCAGAGAACGTTCATCTTCGGGTTGGATCATGGGGGCTCCAGATAACATGGCGTTATCTACTGCCTGAGACCTTATCCTGTTACTTACCTGAATATGGTGATACAGCTTAAACCCTAGTCCCCGTATCCCGTGATAAGTTCCATTAGTTCCTATGCCATACGTAAAGAATGTGAATGCTTGGTTGATGTCGCGGTACCTACCAACTCTCTTATATAGAAAATCTTTATTGTCGCCATCAGCGAGGGTTATAAAATGAGACACGCTCCCGTTGAACTCTTTAACCCACAAATGGACTAAACGGACACGGGCTGCTTTGGCGCCCGTCCAAAGGTCATTATTCTTAACCTCGTTCTGTAACTTCTCCCAATCATCGAGTTCAGTAACTCCAGCGGTGGCCTTTGAAATAGCCCTGCGAACCTCTTTAACATTCCACCCAAGTTCAGAAGCCACATCGGGGTCTTCTATGTATTTATAAAGGTCATTGACCATGATTGACCTTCTCGCAGCTGCAACCTCTATAGCTCCCTCAGTAGCTTGGGTTTGTCGGGGTAATAGGATGTCTCCTAAGCCTGTCGAACGCCACTGCCAAGAACGTTCGTCTTCAAAGTAATTAACGCCAACTCCGTGCCCCACAAAATGGTTACAGAGGTTTAGGTATTCATAATTAAATCTTGGCCACTTGCGTAATTGAAAGGAGTACTCTTCCGAAATAATTCTGTTCCACTCAATGCGTTCTTTAGGGTCACCGTAGGAAGTTTCGACTTGGACTAAAGTCTCTACAGAATTAATTAGGTCTACATAAGCAGACATGGCGGCTTCAAGGAACTTTTCAGCTTCCCCGAAGTTCAAGTTACACCTAAACCCTTGTCCGGAATTCCTTAAGGCCGCGTCAGAGTAAGGGGGAACCCCATCAAACATGGCTTGAACGCGGGATCTATTTACTGAAGAAGATTCGTCTCCATCCCGGAGGTTTTCAAAAATCTCGTTAGCCGCCTTAACGTCCTTAATACGGGACTTCGGAGGTGGTCCGGACTCTTCTAAAGTTTGTAATGGTAGGTCAGAAAATTCTTCAAGCGAGGAAGCCATAATAATCTACTAATTTGCCACGGCGTTCTCTATGTATCAAGGAGAGTTCTGTGGGAAGCTGCCGTAACATCTAAACTCTTCATCTTCTTTGACCACGCCGCTTGTCTATCCTTATTGACGGCGAAGCGATCTCCTCCCATAAACCCATGTCTAGATCGGCAAAGATCTACAAGAATAAAGGCTGCGTCGGCTATATCCGGGGAGCGACCTATTCGGGACTTATAATCAATCTTGGACTCTACTTTTATCTTAACGTTAGTCCCCTTAGTCTCATATTTCCGGCCGACCATCTCTCTGGCTAAGTCAGAAGAAATCCCCCGTAACTGGCTAGATCGCAATAACTCCTGTCCTTGGTACCAAATCTCAGACATTCGGTTGGCGTATCTGTCACAACCCGGAGTGCGGTCTGTAGCGGATACGGGTCGGTCTGAAGCCTTACCTGCAAAATTCACCGCCAACACCCGGTCAGACCACTCTACACTTAAAATGTCATGGAATGGTCCTCCAGCCCCTGTGGCGTCACAAGCAGCGTTCTCCGGGGTGACCTTGCGCTTCTTACACGCATCTCTAAACTTTCGCGCAATCTGGACAGAGCGAGGAGTGCTCTTGTCATTAATATCCTCGCTAAGGACATCGTACCCGCTGAACTGAAGCACCTGCACCCCATCTTCTACGCCTATTTCTCCGAAAAATACGATGGATCTATCTCCACCATTGGTGAATGACGGATCTATTGCAGCCACCTTAACTGGAGGTTTGTCAAACCGAGCCTTCTTGGTGGCTACCCCGCGGATCAGATCTGCCTCGGAATAAATACCGCTTTCGACTCCATCTGGGCACCAGAACCCTTTATACATCCTGTAATACAGGAGGGAGTTCGCTCCGTAGTCATTTTTAGCTGCTTCAACCGTCGCCCTAGTAGGCATCCACGGATAGACCACCTGCCCTGAAACTACGTTGGGGCTGTCCTCTGCACTAAACCGTATGCACTTTCCTCTAGACGTTTCCCACTCATAATCATTTTCGGTAACTGTTGACCACCCATCCTTGGGAGTTGAGAACAGTCCAAATGAATCCCAGTGGGAATTCGGGTTACCCAGCCCTATCATCTGGAAGTGCGGGTTGGTGCTGAGGTTAGTATAAGCTGCGTGGACCAAGGATTCGGGCAATTCCGGCAATTCGTCTGCAAGTAAAAACAAACGGTTCTGCTTGATACCCACTAACTTACCGATGGCCTCCTTTTCTCGGCGCTTCTCTGCTGGAACGAGCACAATGCCCGTAGATTCCCAAAAACCGCCATTCTTGGATAGGCCTTTGATCTGACCTAAAGAGGGAACCATTTTACCGGGAAGCCCGGGAACCGCCGACCAAAGTTCAGTCATGGACTTCCAAATACGTCTCCGGGCTTCCCTTAAGGTGGTTGAAGTAGCTATTATTAGTGTGTTGTATGGATCAGCCAGATAGTTAACAATCCCCCACAAAGCTATAGTGTCGGACTTACCTGAGGACGCACACCCTGCAATGGATAAGTATTGGTTCTCACATGCCTCATATATCATGTCCTCAGCCCACGGAGACCATATAAACCTCCTTGAGGTGGGCTTCTGTTCGTCATTCCACAATAAATCTACTGCGTTCTTGAAGTGTTCAAACTTACCTAAACCCCCTTGATCTGGGCCCCTGTCATGTAGAAAGGCATGAAGTTCCATAGTAACTTCATTGGTACCGTCGGGGAATTTGAATCCATATCGAGATATTGGCACGGCCGAATATACACTTTTTTGTTGCTTAATCAACTTACACGGATTAAATACCGCTTATGCCCAGATCTGGAAACATTAAAGAACCAATAAAAGTTACCCTCTATATGCCACGTAAAACCGTGAAAATGGGTAAGAAATTCGCCTCCCATGTAGGGACTTCTCTAAGTCAGATGGTCACCGACCTAATTGAACATGCGGTGGGGGAGACTATCCCCATAACGCTGTCCATGACTCAGGAAATGTACAAAAAACTGGAAGAGCGAGCTGAAAAAGACCGTACCAATATGGAATCACTTATAGCTGATCTAATTAATGAGGGTGTTGGGAATTGACCCGGGGGTCGGGGGAGGAGCCGTGGTAATAGCTAACGAAACCCCTGTTAGCGTTATGACTTACACCACGGAACAGGACTTTATCGCCTTCGTGGAGAGTGTGGCTGGCGCGGTAGATGCAGCGTTTATAGAAAAAGTAAACGCATTCCCGGGACAGGGAGTAGCTTCGACGTGGAAGTTCGCCCAGAACTACGGATTCGAAAGAGGGGTCGTGAGGACTCTCAAAATACCCCTACATGAAGTTCTCCCCCAAAAATGGCAAAAAGGTCTGGGGATTCCTCAGGTAAAAGAAAAAACCAAAAGAAAGGCCGCATTAAAGGATACGGCGGGACGATTGTTCCCTAAAATGTCGTGGACTTTAAAAACCTGTGATGCCGCTCTAATCGCATACTACGGTGTTAAAACTCTATCCAGCCCAGAAAGTCGCTAAAGATGTCCTAGTTAAGGCCATTCAACAACATAACGCGGCCTTAGATTCCTCGGATACCGGTACCGGTAAGACCATCAAGTCCATAGAGGTAGCTAAGTCTTTAGGGCTGAAGCCTTTTGTCATATGCCCTAAAACGGTAATAGCGGCGTGGGAAGCTTCGCTAATCGGTCAGGGTGTGGGGGATTCCCAAGTATATAACTGGGAAAAGTTGCGGACGGGAAACACTCACTGGGTGTCTCGCAAGGGTAAGAAGGGGTTTCAGTGGACTAATCTACCAGTAGAAGAGACCCTGCTTATATTTGATGAGTGCCATAAAGCTAAAGGGATAAGGACTCTAAACGCCAATATGTTGATTGCGGCAAAAAAGCAGGGGTACAAGGTTCTTATGCTTTCTGCCACGGCCGCGGAAGATCCTAGGGAAATGCGTGCTTTGGGTTACGTTCTGGATCTCCACAACTTAAGCAATTATTGGCAGTGGGCTCAAAACTGGGGGTGTGAGTTCGATAGGTGGAACTCGCTCCTATTCCCGGAAAGGAATCGGGGGAAGTTGGTGGACTTAAATAAACTTATATACCCTTCGAGGGGACATAAGCTGACTAGAGAAGATCTGGGGGACTACTTTCAGAAAACTCGGATAATCACTGACCCAATTAGATTCGGCAAAAAGTCGCAATTAAAGTCCCTTTTCAGCGAATTAGAGCCAGAAATGGAGAAATTAGACGCTAGGAGAGAGGGAGACGGGGATGAGCCCATAGTTCTGACTAAGATACTCAGGCTGAGGCAAGAAATAGAACTTCTTAAAATTAGAGACCTTGCACACATGGTTGCAGAGTCCCGGGAAGCCGGAAACGCTGTAGCTGTGTTCCTTAACTTCACGGACTCTATAGAGGCTCTATCTCGCAGGTTGGAGGAGAACCATAGCTTTGTGCAGGGCGGTCAATCAAAGTCGGAGCGAGACGCGGCTGTGAAAGATTTTCAAGACGGTCGTGTGGGTATAATCCTGTGTAACATAGCGGCGGGAGGTGTTGGGGTTAGTCTGCATGACACTACAGGTAAAGCCCCGAGAATTGCTCTAATCAGTCCTACGTATAACGCGAAGGATTTTCATCAGACTTTGGGTCGTGTAGACCGGATAGGAGGGTTATCTGAGACTGTGCAACGAATCTTAGTTGCGGAGGAATCCATTGAAACTAAGATAGTTAAGTCGATGATGACGAAAATAGAAAATTTAAAGTTGCTTCATGCAAAATCTGACGTACATAATACGGAAGATATGACTACTACCACTACTAATGTCGCCGCTACAGTTGACGAAGAGGAGGAGCACGCTGAGTACTCTCCCTCTGCGCTAAAATACCACGCCGCCTGCCCGGGATACGCTGGGGAGTCGGGCACCAATCCTGCCGCCGAAATGGGCACACGTATTCACGAAGCCTTGGAGACTGGGGATTGGTCTAAACTAAATGACTACGAGTCCTCCTTGGCTCAGGGCTGTAGGAACGCAGAGGAGTCTATATTTACCCACCACGGATACGATGTATCTGCCTGCGAGGATTATAAGGAGATACGCCTTACCATGGAGCTTTTGGGGGAAAGTACATTTGGAACCTGTGACAGGCTTACGGTAAACGGTACTGAGGCAGTTCAGATTGACTACAAGACGGGGCAGATGGCCATTGATGAGCCTCAGGAAAACTGGCAAGCTAAGGCCTACGCTTCTGGGGCTTTTCAACGTTTCCCAGAACTAGATACTATTCACTTTTACTTCATCGCATGTCGCAGAGATGAAATCTTATTCCACACGTTCACTCGGGACGATCTGGACGAAATGGTTGAGGACTTGTCTGGCATCATTAAACGCGCCAAAAAAGTTCACGCTTGTTTCGAAGAAGCGGACGTTTCTCAGTTCATCCCTCAAACTAAGGTTTGTAATTATTGCCGGAACGCGGGGAAATGTCCTTCACTAGCCAAACTTGCCCTAGAAGCGGCTAAAAAATACGTTCCAGACGAAAAGTCCTTCCTAACTCTACCCGATGATATTCACGGCAGTGATTGTCTTGATCCGGCAAAGATGGCGGAAATGTTAAAGGTGGTTCCTATAATCAAGAAGTGGGCCGCTGGAGTAGAGTTTGCGGCTCGTAGGATGGCCATAGAAGACGGTATAGAGGTTCCGGGGTATGAAGTCAGGGAACGTAAGGGAAGGCGCTCTATAACGTCTGCATTGGCCGCATACGGGGTTATTAAAGACGAGGTTGCTGTGGAGGACTTTTTAGAGGGAATTGAGAAATTTCCGGTTGGCAAACTGGAAAAGCTGGTGTCTGATATGACCCCCCGCGGAAAGAAGAAGGAACGTGTCGCTGAAGTAATGTCAGAACTCTACACCTTAGGGGTTATTGAGCAGGGGAAAGACTCTCAATACCTTTCGGAGATTAAATAATTTCGCCCGTGGGGCGGACAACCAAATAAACAAAACAAAACAAAATAAAATAAACAAAATAAAATAAGATGGCTAAAACATCATTCGCAGAAATGGACGAAAAGGGTAAAAAGAGCCCAACTAAAAAAGTCGCTAAACCCGAGGCTGAGGCTGTAGAAGTCGAAGTCGTGGAGGACGGTGACGCTGGTGCAATTATAGAACAGCCCCCAGCTAAAGGGGAGCTTGCTATTACTGACCAGCAACTCAACGAGGCCGGGTTAGCTGGCGATTTCGATCAATCAGATATCAACTTACCCCGTATCAACCTCGTAGCAAAAACCTCGGCACTGGTTGACGAAGGGTTTACTCCCGGAGCAATCGTCCTTAACAAGGAAGCCTCGCTAGTTCTCAAGGACACTCCCTTGCGCGTCATCGTTACTTCGATGGTAAAGCAATTCCAAGAGGATGTAGCTTGGGGTTCCGAGGAACTGCCCAAGGTATTCAACTCTGAAGAGGAGGTTTATGCCGCGGGATACTCACTTGAGTGGGGAGCCACCAACATGTGCCGACCAATCGCGCACATCACAATGTTGATTCAGGCTCCGGAGGGGCTCGACGAAGACTCGCTAGAACTCTTCCCTTATGCTTTCGGGGAGAAGCACTACGCGCTGGCCATATACACGGCCTCTAAGTCTGCCTACAAGCCTACGGCCAAGGAGATCGCCACGTACGCGGCGTTCGCCAAGGGTGAGGGTGTGTGGACAACGGCTTGGACGTTGACTTCGAAACTCCGTACTGAGGGTGATGTCTCATGGTTCACTCCTTCTATGAAGAGGGCTGGACGACTGGACGCCGACGAACTTAAGTTCATCGAAAGCGTTAAGTAATTTACCTTGGTGTGTGGTACTCAGGGAAGTGTGGGGTTATTATCGCTCCCCACACTTCCCGTGGGTCCGGAAATAGAGTCGGAAGAGACCTCCGAACGGGCATCTCATTTTGCGCCTGTATGAACATCCGGATCCACCTACACACACTTTATGACTAATTAATAACTTACATAGCCGCCAAATGCGGTAAGATTGCGACCCTGCACAAAATGTTCGCTGGAATAGACTACGAAACCTACTACGATAAAGATTGTTCAATCACTAACGGGCTCGGTAACTACCTAAACCATGAGTTATTCGATGCCTACATGGTCTCAATCTACTGCTCTAACAACTTTGCGTGGGTGGGGCACCCTAAAGATGCTCCGTGGGAGAAACTGGAGGGCGCTGTAGCTCTCTCACATAACCGGGGATTCGATCAACCCGTACACGAACAGTTAATCAATAAGGGGATAATACCCCAGACTAATTTCTCAGAATGGCACTGTACCGCCGATATGGTCGCGTACAGTGGTTACCCCAGATCCCTTAAAGAATCCCTCAAGCATTCTCTTGGCGTGGTTATGTCCAAGGAGATTAGGGATAACATGAAAGGTCGGCAGTTTGATGAGCTTGACCACGAAGAAAAAGTTGATCTAGCTAAATACGCCCTGTTCGACGCGAAGGGGTGCGCTTGTCTGTGGGAGAAGGAAAGTGACGCGTGGCCTGAGTGGGAGCGGGACTTATCGCAGGAAACCACAAGAATGTGCTGGGAAGGCGTCCCCGTAGACAAAGAGACCATGGAGGTAGCTATTAACACCCTTTCTCGGGAAATATTCGACGCTATAGAAATTTTGCCGTGGACAGTAGAGCAGGTGGGGGCTCTTTCTCCTAAAGAGTGGGCCTCTTGGTGCCGTTCTCAGGGAAAAGAGCCCCCTAAGTCCATGGCCAAGGATGACCCGGAGGTCATGGAGTGGATAAAAGCCAACCCAAAGGAGGGTGAAGTGTTGCAGGCCACTCATAAACTGCGAGGAGCCAACTCTCTCCTGAAGAAGTTCACCACAATGGTAAGTAGGGTGGATAACGGTCGGTTGGCGTATGGTTTGAAGTATTTTGGGGCTCATACAGGTAGGGACAGTGGTGATTCGGGTTTTAACGTGCAAAATATGCCGCGTGGAGGCATGTACGGGGCAGATTTACGCTCCTGTATACGTGCTGGGGAGGGTAAAACACTTTTAGTGTCTGATTTGGCCCAAATTGAAGCCCGGTGTGCGGCTTGGCTGGCTGGCGAGTCTGATATGTTAGAGCACGCTCGGCAGGGCATGGACTGGTACGAAGCGCAAGCCCGTGCATTCAACATGTATACGGGAACTGGCGCACTCAAAACCCAAAACCCAACACTTAGGCACACAATGAAGCAAATGAGCCTAGGATGTCAGTTTGCTATGTCTGGTAACAAGTTTGCCTCCATAACAGGCGTTGAATATGACGATGCTGTGTCCATGGTGCGTACTTTTAGGTCTAAAATGCCTAAACTTGTCCAGTTGTGGGGAAATCTTGAACGGGACATGAGGGAATCTGCTGGGGGGACGTATGAAATTGGGCTCCCGTCTGGGCGGACGATGAAATACCGCAACGTGGAGTTGGAAAAAGGTTTATCTGCGGAAATACCCCGCGGTGGCAGAATGCAGAGGTTGAGGTTCTGGAAAGGAACGTTAATTGAAAATGCCACTCAAGCTTTTGCCCGAGACGTGTTTATGGATCGGGTTCTTGCTCTACGTAAAGCTGGGCACAAGGTTGTGCTCCGTGTCCATGATGAAGTCGTTATAGAGGCTGACAAGGATAACGTAAAGGAAGCTGCGGAAGACATTCGCAGAATAATGACAAAACCCCCGGAATGGTGCTCCTCACTACCCCTAGGAGCGGATGTTGAACAGATGGAAAGATATACGAAATAATGAACTACTACCTAATTGACCACTTAAGCTCTAGATCAGCTAAATTATCACTCAAACACCCGTCGGAATTACCTAGCAAGGTCCCTAAGTTTCCCACAAAGGAAGATTACCGGGAATGGTGTAAGGATCCTTCTACAAAACACACTTTTTACTCAACTATTGAGGGTGTTAACCCGCATGACCGTGTGGGGTCATCAAATCCTCCGTTTCGGATGCGTGGTCTGGTTGCTGACTACGATGGAGACATTGATACCTCGGACATGGGCAAGTTGGTCGCCAAGGTTCTGAAAAAGTCTCCGGGAGGTTGGGCTCCGACGTGGGTATCTAAGACTTACTCCGGAAAAGTCCGTGCTGTTTGGGAGTTCGAAAAGGCCCTCCCGGCTGATGACGAAGTTTTACTAGGGAAACTGTACGACGCTCTGATGGTGGGCACGAAAGCAAAGAATTTGCTCCGCGGCTTTGACAACGCGTCCATGAACCCTGCCATGTATTGGGAGTTGGGTTCCAACTGGATAAAGGTTGCTGATCCGCTTGCTGCTCCCAAGCTTGAAACTTTATTTTTTGATTGCGCCAAGAAAACATCGGGTCCTAGAGGAAAAGTCACCATACCCATGGATGTCATCGCTGACAAGGTGGAAGAAGCTTTTCCGGGTAGGTGGAGCGGGGAATTTGATATTGGGTGCCGTGGTCCACTGTTTTGGATAGATGATGGTGTAGACAGGGTAGGTTGTGTCATTCAACAAGGCGGTGTGTGGAGTTATTCCACCAGAGCGGGAAAAAGTTTTACTACGTGGTCTGAAATACTGGGAGATGAGTTTGTAGACCAATACAGAGAGAAAAAGTTGGCCAGTGCGGTAGAGGATACTTGGTTCGATGGTCAGAAGTATTGGGTGAAAGATGGAAGAAAGGTTTGGAGTCCAGTACTGAAGGAGGACTTCATAACGAGGCTTCGCTTGGCTGGTTTCTCCAACAAGCCTCGCAAGAAGGGGGATCCCGCGTCAGAAATAGATGAAGTGCTCATATACGTGCAGGATGAGCGCCGAATCCATGGCGCGGCCCCCTTCTTGTTTAATTTTGAGGAAACGGTGGACATCGGGGCAAAAAGATACATAAACACGCACGCTCATGTGCGGGTTTTGCAGGCCGCGGACGATCCTGACCCAAAAAACTGGCCTACGCTATATGACTGGTGGAATGACTGGATGGATGACCCCAGATCTGTTCATTATCTGCTTTCTTGGCTAAAACGCTTCTATACATCTGCCGAAGAGGGGGATGTACGTGCTGGACACTCCTTAATCATAGCTGGAGACGCTGATTTCGGTAAATCCCTGTTTTCAACCCACATTTTACCTAAAATATTCAGTGGAGGGGCTGATGCGGGGCCATTTTTGATGGGTAAAGAGAACTTTAACCGGGAACTGGCA